ACTATTGCAAACATAGGAGATGACATGACTAATGACCAAAAGGAAAAAGCACAAGAAGTTGTAGTGCCAGTTATTTTGACTAGAATAGCTAGTATGGCAGCATTTATTTTTAGGAGAAGTTAATGATTAAGAAGTTATGGTCATGGTTAGTATCAGCAATTAAAGAAACATTAAACCTTAGTTGGACTTTGGTAGGTTTAGTTATTGCAACACTAACATTGACTGGTTCTGCACAGCAAGTGACAGGATTAGCTACAGTTATTACTCTAGCTATATGGTTGCTGACCATTAGTTTTAGAAAGGAATAATAATGAAACTACAAGTTGTAAGAACACAGTTCGGCAAAGATGCTACGAATGGACTGTTGTTTATAGATGGTATTTTTGAATGTTATACACTAGAAGACCAGTATCAAGCAGTTAAAGTTATGCACGAAACCTGCATACCAGAGGGCAAATACAATATAGAGTTTAGAAAGACAGGTGGATTTCACGCAAAGTATTCAGAGAGATATAAGAATGCACATTATGGTATGTTGCATATACAAGATGTACCTAACTTTACTTATATACTTATACACACAGGAAATACTGATGAACATACATCAGGCTGTTTAATTGTAGGTGAAACACAACAAGACCTAGAGATATCTAAGGACGGGTTTGTCGGCTCAAGTTCAGTAGCGTACAAAAAAATGTATGCAAAAGTTGCAGGTCAATTACTACAAGGAAAAAAAGTTACTATAGAATATACAACAATAAACAAATTGCTTGAACAAAAACCTGAGGAAGATAACAAAGCTAAAGACCATATGATACTAGCTGATAGTGTGTATGAAAAGCTCCAAGAAATAAATGGTAACGTTATTAAAACAAATGCAATGTTAGAAGGTAGAATAATAACATAATGTTTGAGAAGTTAAAAAGGTCACGAAATTCTGACGGGACGTTTAAAAAAAACGTGTGGTGGACTCCTTGGAATGATACATGGGAGTATACAATGAGCAAAGAATATAAAGATGTTCTTAGTAAAACTGTATGGACTTTTGTTGAAGCATTCATTTCAGCTCTTACAGTCGCACCTTTAGTTGGTGTTGACGCAGATGCTGTACAACTTGCTGCCTTATCAGGCGGTGCTGCTGCTTTAGTAGTAGTAAAAGAGTTTGCTAAAAAACAAATTGGTCCAAAGCCAGTTAAACCAAGTAAGTAATTCAAATAGCAAAGCCGAGGGTGTTATCCTTTCTACCTCGGCTTCTGCTTTTTTTTAATTAAAAGGGAGCTACGTCCTCTTCCAAATCGTCTAGGTCTTTTGCTTTAGGCATCTCTGGCATATACCATTCTTCTGGTGCTTTCTTATCGTTAGCAAATGAATCAATGTAATATATTCTAGGGTTACCGTTGTCGCAATCTTTGTTCTTACATTTCCAATCTGGATATGTAGGCTTTATTTTACCACTAGCTTTGTCGTGTCTGTTATCCCATAGTTCACTATCGCAACTTAGACACTTAGGTGTCATAGTTCCTTCAGTAATAATGACCATTGTTTCTACTTTAGGAGACGGAGCAGAGGCAGGAGTGCTGACCACCTCTGCTTTTTTAGTCTCCCGATTAGTGGTTGGCTTTGCTTCTACTTCTTCTGCATAATGATGTTCTTCAGAGACACCACCTGTCCATAATTCAAGTCCGATACCCAGTCTCATACAACATCTTTTAATGCCGTCTGATACAGCGAGCTTTAATATTTCACTCTCTGTAATGTTTCTATTGACTGCGTTCATATCAACATCACCAACTTCTTCTATAGTTTGGTCTGTTGATTTAATGTACAGTTTGCACTTTGCACCTATGATACTATTGTCAGCACCCCTAACTACCTCGTATGTGTAGTCATACCCACCAGGAATTACATCCACTAACCTCTGTGTGTATATGTGATGAGGAACATAGTCTCCATACTTACCTTTGGGGGCTTTCATTACAACTTCTTTTGGGAAGTTCTTAATTAATTTTTTTTGTGTTTCTTTATCCACGAACACTCCTTTCTAATCGTTTGTATATTTTATACTTGTTCTGAATTTAATGGTATATCTGTCAATTTAAACTGTTCTTTACGAAAGAGCTTGCATAAACTGTTAAGACAAACTAACTCAGCTCTCTTAACAAACAATGCTTTTCCGCAATACATACATATATGTGACATAATCTACTCCTCTAGTTGTACTAGATACTCTGCAGTAACTCCTTTATCAGGTTTCACAAACAACGTAAACTGGCATGGTCTACCCATACTTGCTAACTGTTCTTGTGCATAACTGTTATAACTCTCAGTAGAACCATTAACCCATAGACGAACATCATTAATATATAGTGATGTTGGTGTGTGGTAATGTCCTGCTACTGCGTGTGTAAAGTCTTCCATCAATCCATTTGCTGCAAGAGCTTTCCAACCTAGTATTTTTTTATTGTATCCATAGAAGGGAACACCCATTGAACCACGTATGTTATCTCCATGAAAACAAAAGAACTTAGCCTTTTCGCCTAAGTCAGCTACTGTGTACCAATGATTGTCAACGCCTTCAGGGATATGAAACTTAATGCGTTTCTCTCCCGCGAACATAGTGTCTAATATTTTGCCTAACATTCTATCAGCGTTTGTCTCAGGGTTGTAATCTCTGCGTGAACGACCACCCAAAGCCCCATGATTACCTATAACCCAGTATACTTCTACTTCTTTGAAGTTTTCCAATAAGATAGAAAAGAAAGTGTGCATGATTCTAGGACCATCTACAGTTACTTGTCTATATAAAGAACTGTCAATTAAATGTGACTGTCCTGGAAATATAAGCTCTCCTTCAACTATGTCTCCTAAAGCAAGCACCACACATTTATCTACAGTATGCGTAGCTCTTTGTATTTTTGTGAGCTTGACTATCTTTTCTGCATATCGTTTAACCCTTTCCTCAGCTACATTAGTGTCGTAGTCTGGGGTTCTCTTTGCGAGTTGGATATCTGATATCAATGGGACGCAGATTTCTTCCTCTTTTTTCTGGGTTTTTTTGCTAGTCGGTTTGTGTATATCGGGGAACTGTAAAGTTCTCATACCATCTCTAGCACCTTGATATACTGCCTCAACCATATCAGCTCTTTTGTCTTTGAGTTTATCTATTTGCTTTAATAACCTAGTGTTAGTATCTTTAAGGTCTGCAATTTTATCACTCTCTGCCTCAGCTAAAAGGTCTAGCAGTTCTTTATTGTTGGTCGGTTTGGGTTTTTTGTTCATAGCGTTTCTCCATGTTTGCTAACCAAAGACGAACACGTGAACGTGACACTTCAAAGTTAAACTCTCTTTCAAGTATTTCACATATAACCCTAGCGTTAGCTTTAACGCCTTGATTTTCTACCCTGTCCGATAATGTTTCAATGAACGGCTCGGCGTTTTTAGGTAGTCTTTCGTACCATTTAACACCACCACTCTTTGTTCTTGCAGTTGCCTCATCTAATAAAAGTTGGACATCTACCTTTCCTGTATTTTCTATATTGTTACTCATAGGCAAATCATAACATGATTGTGATTTAGTTGCAACTATATATGATTACGCATATGCGTAGTAGCAAATAAAAAAAAGGTGGCTAAACCGAAGTCTAACCACCTAATTTTATTAGTACGGCAATAGGTAAGAGAGATTACCTAGTGCTTTAGGGATAGCTTTTTAGCTACCTTTAGTATTGTTTCCCTACGTTCGATAGGAATAATATTATTCTTACGCATGAACACAGAAATTTCCTTACGTTTCTGTCCGTCAAGGTAATCATTTCGTCCTGTATCGGCATCAACACCAATGACTTGTTGGTCTGATACCCATATTCTAGGCTCTGGTTGTGTTGCTAACCACCTCAACCCCTCTAAGTCAACAGAGTTAGCACCCCATTCGTCAAGTTTATCTAGGGCATGGTTACTCATTCTACCGTCTTTTGCAATGACACGTATCTCGCCGTCATAGTCATCTATTTTTCTGTTGTAACCAACATAACCAGCAATATTAGAAGCTGGTAATAGTTCAACTATTTCTTTAATGTCATCTTTATATAACCCCATAGAGCCAGAGCAATCAATCATCATAGAGCCACCTGCAACAGTTGTTCTTCTGCTGAATACCTTTCTATCGGTAGCCATTCTGTGCATACTTCTAGGAACGACACCTCTATCGGAACTAGATTTCTTTAGTTCTCTAATAGCTTTGTCTACTGATTCATCTGGTTTGAATGGTATTAGTCTAGCTTTACCATGTACACCAGAGGATACTTCTCGTTCGTAATCTACAAGATGTTGGTGCTTTCTATCAGCATCTTCCATAACTTCTAGGGCTAATTCCTTACCCAATCCTTTAGGCAAAGTAAGAGCATACTCTTGTTCTGGCTGAGTCGTATCATCTTCATAACGTTTACTTGGTAAACCGTCTGGAATGTTACGTCTATTATTACTTTCTTTACCTTCAAGTATTCTGCGAATCTTATTGACTCTGTATCTTACTTGAGTTTCAGATAATTTATCATACACCCAACCATGCCTGTACTCTTTCTCATCTTCGTTCCAGTATTTTTTCCATGCACCTTTTGTAATTTCCATTCTTCGTGCATAATACTGAGCCTCTCTTACAATAGCTATTGCTGTGTAGTAGGCTTGGAATATAATACTAGAGTCTTGCTCAATAATATGTTCGGGCATTTTAAAATCCACTTTAGTTCTAACTACATTTAGAATTGTAGATTCCATTCTGGTAGCTTGAACACCACCGTCTTGAACACACGCATACTTTTTTACAAAGTCACTAATGAATTTATGTATGTCATTGGTTTCATAAAGTTCATTTATTAACCTTACTACATACATATAGACATCTTCTTCTGAGCCTATGGGAATAGTAGGTGATTCATACAAGTCTATAAGTAGCTTATCTTCTTTAGTGTATGTACCACTCTCTATTCTTTCACGAGTCTTTTTTATAGTTTCGTGAGCTACACTACGTCCACGCCAACTTGATTGTCCATACATCTTTCCAAGCAAGTCATTTTTTCTAACTTCAGCTACT